CGAACCAACAGTCGTGGTGGCAATCGATTCGTAGTCGCCAGTAACACCAGCAAAAGGTGCAGCGAGGATTTGCATAACGGTTTAGGCGGTGACGTTGCCGACCATAACCCAAGCGTCGGTATCCCACTTGAGTACGGTACAAACAGCGTATTGGGTTGAGAGTTTGAGTGCTGCACCAGCTGATCGGATGACTGCTGTTCCACCGGCAACGAACGTGTAGGTTGCGGTTCCAAGGTTCATGAAGTTCAGTTGGTCACCGATAGCGAATGCGGTGGTGGCGTTCGCTGGGATGGTGATGGTGCCACCAGCAGCGTTGATGATTGTGGTGAGTTGACCAACCTGTGCGGTGCCAGGTGTGTAGGCCGTGCCGGTTTGGGCGTTGACTGTGATAAGTGAGTTAGCCAAAATGTTCATATTGGCTGCGGTCAGGGTATCCCCTGGAGCAAATGTTGGTCTGACTGCCATAGTGCCTCCTATGTTAGTGCATAGATAGTGTCGTCTAGTTCGCTGGTGTCAAGTATAAACGGCAACACCAACTGCACCTGACCCAAGCCTAAAAACACTTCATGACGGGACGGGGCGATCTGATGACGAATGGATTCGACCACCACGTTCTGTCGAACCACCGAAGGCGTACCAACAGCGAACCGTTTCTCCACCGCCAAAATATCGCCAATCTCCAACGAGGCCATCAACTCTTGCTGAGCCGAAGACAACCCGTTCATCAAAACACTTGTCTCATTGAACACCACCTCCGGTGTCTGGTACCTATTCAGCAAAGACACAGCCAAAGCAGAACCAGCAGCATCATTCACCAACGGCAAATTGTTTAGAGCAAAGTTCTTAATCCCATACTCAGCCTGTGATGCCGTACCATTCACCACACTCAATACACTCGAACCCTGCACCTGAACCGAAATACGATTCAACACAGTCTCAGCCCCATACAAATTATTCAACGAACGAATCGGAACATCCGTCACCGCAGTCCCACCCAACACCGCCACAGCCGTCCCAAACGAAACCTGAATACGAGGATCAAACACCAGCATCCCATCACGAGACGCATAGAACCGACCATTCTCCGAAACCTGCAAAGCCTGCAAAGCCTCCAACACGTTCGCATTATCCTCATACGCAACCGACCCAACCGTCGCCAACCCAGGATTAATTTCACGCAAAGCAGTTGACCAAGACACCTCATTCCTAGACAAGATTGCATCAACCCGCTCAGACGTCAGCTGTGACGATGGGTTGAAGCCTGCAAGGTTTGTTTGTGACAACTGTGCCAACGCATCAACAGCCATGATCTGTGCAGTAGAAAAGTTTGGTTCGTCATAGTCGATATTCAAATCGTAGATGTATCCCTTAAACATTGCAGCCGTACCAGCAGACCCACCATAAACCTCAACAGCTCGACGAGGAGCAATACCCAACTCACCCTCATACCAAGGTGACGCAGTATTCAACGGGTCAAACGACCTACCAGACGCACGGTCATCAGCTGTGATTGACAACGTGCCAGTCGGAAAAGTATCCAACTGATTACTACGACCACGATTGATCGTGATGCTTTGAACGTACTCAGTAATATCAACAAACTCTGTTGAACCCTCAAGCGCATCAGTCCCATCAAGGACGCTTGAATCCAACTTAAAAATGTTGGACTTAAAACCGACATCCAAATTGACTTTGAGGACTTCCCCCCATACCGCAGTCTTAGCCATTACAACGTCCCAATAGAACCAAACGAGAAGTCTTTACCTGTGAAACCGAGATAGGCACGAAGATACTCGTCAATCTCCTGACCGACCTGGATACCACTTGCACCCAAACCAGCGTTGACTTCAATGTTGACATTGCCAAACCCTGGGCCTGGCATACCGCTGCTTGCTTTGTCAACCAAAGTTTTTGCACCAGTTGTAATACCAACAGGGTTTGGCATACCACCAAGTATCTTTGGATACTTTGTAATCAATGCAGCAGTCTTCTCCAAAGCCTCATTCAAACGCTCTTGAGCTTCAGCCTCACGATCCTTCGCATCAGCCAACTTTTCCTGCGCATCAGCCTGACGTTCCTGAGCCTCAGTTAACGCATCAGAAAACTTCGTATAGAACACCGAACCAATAATTGCCCCACCAACCAACTCATTCAAATAAGACTGCGACTCAATCAAACCATCAGTCGCTTCCTTCTGTTCATCAACAGCATCCTTCGTAGACAACTTCGCTTCAGCCAACGCAATCTCAGCCTCACGAATAGCCTGCGGAGTTGACTCAGGATCAGCACGAACCTCAGCTAAAGCCTTCTCAGCATCAGCAATAGCAAACAACGATTCCTCGACACGATACCCAGCCCGTTCAACCCCACGCTGAGCCTGATCCAATTCCTTCTGCGCTTTAATCGCTTCCGGTGAACCAGCACCAAACCCAGACACAGCCTTATCCAAAGCAGCCTGAGCTGCGATGACATCACTATTGGCCTTAGCCAAATCATCTTGAGCAGACTTCGTATCCTTTTGAGCCTTCGAGAATCCCTTCTGTGCTGAAGTGCTTTTCTTCAAAGCATCCGTATACATCTCTAACTTTTCTTTAGCAGTCTTCATCGTCTTAGAAGCACCACCAGTAGCAGTCTCAGTCTTCTTGGTTTCTTCCTTGAAATCGTTCATGACATCAGAGCCAACCTTCAAAGTCCCGTTAACATCATCAAATCTTTCGTTAACGGTTTGTAGTTGCGCAGCAGTCAGACCAACCTGAGTACCAAGTTTCTTGGTGTCCAAAGTAATCTTGGGGATATTAGGGATCAAAGGAATCTTGTTAAACACATCGATAAGAGTGTTGACTACAGATACCGCAACATTGGCTAACGCTGTTTTCATTTCACCAAACTTGCCAACAAAACCCTTGACTGTATTGACTGCGATGTTGGCGATACCTTTAACAAAACCAGCAAAGATGTCAGGTATCGCAGCAACCAAAGCCACCACAGCCCCACCAAGACCAGCGATGAGTTGAGCACCAATGGTCACAGTCCACTTAACCAAAGAACCAGCAAGCCTGGTACCCATAGCAAGCAACGCTGGAATACCCTCAGACAATACCCATCCACCGATAGTTCCAAGCATCGTCACCAACTGTGCTGGGAGTTGACGTGCAGCCTTACCAACGAAACTGGCAAGCGTGTCACCCAAAGCCTGCACAGCACTCAAGAGTTGTGGCAAGCCTTTTGTGTAAATCCAGTCATATCCAGCCATCAGGAACTTAGTCAGGTTGCTGATGAACATTGGGATTCGAGGTTCAATCCAACCAGTCAAGGAATCAGCGAGCTGGTTAATTCCTGCATAAAGCATTGGCAGACCAGAAGTCGCAATCCATTCTACGGCCTGGCTAATCATCTGACCCAAAGCCTCCACCACCTTCGGTGCAGATTCTTCAAACCTGGTGGCGATGAAATCAAACCCGCCTGACAGACCACCTTCTTCTAAAGCTGAAGCAAAATCACGGAATGCTGGGAGCATTGATTCGTTAATGAAGGACACAGCACCGACAAACGCTGGAATCATTACTGAACCAATCTGAGCAGTTACATCTGATAATTGTGCTTTTAAGATTTTCTGCTGCATAGCCAAGCCACCGCTAGTTCGAGCAGCGTCACCTTGAGCCAATGATGTTTGTTCAAGAATTAAAGCATACGACGCTTCGGTTTTAGCGTTAACACTTAATGCTCCAGTCCCCTTATAGAGACCCAACTCACGAGCTTTTTCTTTCAAAAGAACATCGGTGAGCGCAACACCATATTTCTTTAACGGTTCAGCTTCACCAGATAGACCAGAACGCAAAGCAAGAATTGCTTCTTCAACACTTGTGTTATTGAATGATCCCAAGTCGGCTGCTAACCCGATGAGGGTTGTACTCATTTCAGCAGCTTTAGCCTGACCAATCCCAAAGGCCTGCATCAAGTTTCCAAAAGTGCCTGTTGCTTCAAGAGCAGCCTGTTTGGTGATACCAAACGAAGTTGCAGAAGTTTTAGCAAACTCATTAACAACGTTGGCTGAAGAACCAAAAACTACGTTTACCTTGGACTGTGATTCAGCCAAGT